TAATGGTCTCAACTATGGCATACTCCTCTTCAGTTTTGTACTGCTGATACTTCCACATTGATCGGAGCTCCTGAGATAGATCCCACAGGGCTAAGTACATGGCATTGGCATTGACTGCGTTATCCCAATCATGCTGATCATCTGGCAGGTTAAAGGTTAGTTTTGCTTTCATAATTGCTTCTTTAGTTTCTCAATATACAGAGTCGCATCCATCAGCTCCTCCTGGAGATGGTCAAGCCATCCTAATAGATCTATATCTGTTCTATCCAGGTTAGTACCGTACTTTGCCTGCCCTCTCTTACTCCTCTCATAGTACTTAGCCATGACAGCTAGGAGGATACTATCCTCCTGCTGTATGGTACCGTTGTCATGTGTTATGTTCATGGTAAATCAAAATTATCAGGATCAGCAAAATAATTTTCTGGGCTCACATCAGGCCCACCATCATATGGTGCTTTGTATCTCGGATAATCTTCACCAGGATAAAATACCTGTTCAGTTAATTCTGTAGCATATTGTCTTGCAGAATTAGCAACATACTCACAAGGATTTTTTATTAATTCATCCCGGTAATGACCAGATGCAGCTAGTAGGCCCTCCATTGCTCTCAAGCAGGCCTCATGATAAAATTCTTCTCGTGTCATTTGATAGATATTAATCCCCAGAATAGAGATATCTCTCTCCTTTTAGGTTTGGTTTGTAACTGTGGTTTACTTTTAGGCTCATTGAATAGATCAATTTTTTTAGGCCCTACATACTTCCATACTCTACCATATTCATTGTGCCATTCAGGATGAATAGATAACGCATCCTTTAATGCACCTGTTTGAACTATTGTAGTACTAGTAGTACCAATAATACTAGATATCTCTCTAGATGAATAAGATCTATTTTTTTTGAATTTTTTAGAATTCAATTTTTCCATTATAAAATCTACATTTTTCATATCATTTATTAATTAATTGGGTTATTACTTCTTTATAAAATGCTGTGGCCTCAATCAATCTCTCAGCCATCTGTATCTCCAGCTCCTTATCTCTCTCAAAGGTGATGGATGTGATTCTTTTCGCAGGATCAATGTGATCTACTTCATGTATATCATAAGGATCATACTGGCTGAGTAGCTCAGGATGTGTTGATACCATGACATAACACAGCTCAAATGTAGGCATATCATATAACCACATATATGCACGACCTTGCCATTCATACTGAGATAGATCATTCAGCTCATAGGTAGTAGCAGGAAAGGTATCTAATGACCATGAGCTCTTGATATCAATAATAGAGAATTCAGTAATGATATCACAGCATCCGGATATCCATTCATTCTCTACTCTCTTATCATTCTTCACCCAATTCTCTACTCTTACCAGATTCAATAGATCAATAGAATCCTGCTCCTGTTCTATTCCCTTCAATACATACTTATTTGTCAACTCATTCTTATATCCATAGAAATCTTCTTTAGCTTTCTGAATGATATAGCTCTTAGCTGTTTGAGATAAGACATCCCCCTTACTTCTGGAGGATGTCATTAACTTACCTAGTTGTGATGCTCTGAACTTCATAGCTGCCCCTCCTGCTCTTTAGTTAGGTTATAAGTAGCTTTCAGCTCATCAACTGAGTATCTACCATCTGCAATTGCCTTCAGTGCCTTGTTAAACTTCTCAGAATCCAGGGATGGCTTTGCTTTAGGAGCTCTTGAAGCCTCATGACCATCATCATCCACTGCCTGCAGGGATAACAAAGATACTAACGTATATCTACGGAAGTATGTAATGGCTCCTCCTAGCTTCTGTGCATCTGTAATTGGTGGTAAAGTCATGAATGATTCAAACCTATCACCATTCTCTACATCTACCACTATAGTATATACCTTATCATCCTTCACAGGCTGAATCAACAGCAGGCCATGATCTAACAGGATAGGCTCTACCGTATCAATGATACTATTGATATCTGCATAGTTCCGTTTCAAATGTGGGTTAGTTGCATTTTTAATGACCTTACCCATTGATTGCTTTGCTAGGTGTAGCTTTTGGTAGATGTTTAGTGCAGTTTTAGCCTGTTCTGCTTCAGATTGTTTTCTTACTGTTGCCATAATTATAGGGTTTTAATTTATACAAATATACAAAAATTTAATTACTATTTACAAACTCATGATAAAATTCTACAAAATCATCAAAATTTCTCGCAATATAGTAAGTACCTCCTGCTCTTTCTATCATTTCCTGGTATCTCTTTTGAGCATCTGACTGCCTATCCTTACCTATCTTCACCTCAATCTTAACACTTCTGCCCTTAATGGTAGCTGAGATATCGGCAGAGCCTGCAGTGCTAGTACCCTTTGTCCAGGTTACTCCTATTACCTTTCCTCCAGTTGTTTTTTTCTCTCTAGCAGTACCCATTGTATTAATTCTTTCTGCCTGGTATCCATGTAGGTTAATCCAGTCGCATATTGCTTTGGTCAATCCATTAGCCGTTTGATCTTTATACACTGTTTTCACGATATAATTAGGTGGTATATTTGGATGGGTTATAGAATATCTCTTAACTAATAGCTCATGGAGCTTATCTTTATACTCTTTTTTCATTCTGCTGTTATTTCAAAGAATCTGCCATGCTGATCCCTATTCTTAGTAAACTTATATCCCTTATATGTAGCCCATGCAGCTACCCATTTAAGATACTTCCTGCTATCCAGATCCTTAAATCCATTGGTATCTGCCTGGAAGGAATCAATTGAGCTCTTATTGTAGTGCCTAACTGATAATGCTATATTCCCTTCCATTACGAAATCATAAAATTCTTTACAAGTTGACTGGATGAATCTCTTGGCATCTGCATTAATTGATTTACTTTCCAATAATCCATCTTTCAGGTACATCTGCAGATTCTTCAGCATATAGTTATCAAACAATTGCCATTCATTCTCACTCCATCCGTCAAACAATAGCTTACCATATTCGTCATGGGGATTTCTTTTGCTATTGAAATACTGGAAGAATTCTATCTCATGCCTCCTTCTATCATGAGAAGTACCTGCACCTGATATTACATAATTGGTAGTGATTACTATCTTAGGTGATCTCTCGAATGGTATCCATATCTCATCCTTATTCTTTCTGTTCACTGGTATTCCTTCACTGGTAATACTGAATAGCTGCTCAAAATCAAAGTGCTTTTTTACATCATCAAATGCAAGTACCTGCGTATCTAGGTTAACTCGTTGGTATACAAAATCATTCTTGGATGGATTGTAGGCCTTTCCATCAATTTTTATAATCTTACGAATATTGCCTATAGCTGTTAGCATCAATGATTTACCACTGCCCCCATTGGGATTATCATCTATTTCTTGATCATTAAAGATAATTGCTTTCTGCTCCAATTTATCCTTGAATGTATGTATAAGATATCCCAGTGTAGATTCCATTGCCTTTATTCTCTCTTCATCCTGGGCTGATACCTTATGTACAAAATCCTTAAAATCATTATCATGAGAATCTAATCGTGTAAAGTTTCTGGCAATTATCTGCTCATTCCAGATATACCCATCCACATCAATGTAAGATATCAGCTCCACTCCATCCTTAGTAACCTGCACTACTCCATTCCTAAATGGGATATATGATACATCCTTACTATCCTGCAGAATCTTCATATCAATTGATTCTAACATATTGAGATGGGATTCAGTGAATAAGTATACACTCTTAGCACAGAAATCATATACATCCATCTCCTCCTTATCTTTCAGATAATTCAGTACGAAATCTTTTATGAGATCCACTGAGCTCTCAGATACCTTATTCTCCTGGATGTATACATATGTAGGTTTCTTAGATCTTTCCGGATAATATTTAGCAAAGCCATGCTTATGTAAAAATTTTGCATAGTCATGTGGTACTATCTTTATCTTATTCCCATCCTGCTCCCAGAATTTATCATCCACATTCTGCACCTCCTTCTTAACTGATTCAATGATACCGCCATTCACTCCTAACTGCTTCTGAATCTCCTCTTCACTGATGCCATCCTTTAGCTTTAGTTTTACTTTTTTTACTGTATTCCGATCTTCAAAGTACTTGATACCAAAAGCTGCTTTTCTGTATGCACTGCCTATAGCTATCATTATCTCAGATGCTGAGAAATCATGCTGTTGATATTGTTGCAGGTATTCATTGGCTGTATGTTCATCCACTCCATACTCGCACATAGTGCAGGCCACTCTGTATATCCAGTTATTCCTTCCCTCATCAAAATTGCCATGATTAAATTTCATGATTAAATCAATTATCCTATCTTCATTGGTAACAGCTAACACTGGTATTCTTTCAGTAACTGTGTATCCTTTATCCTGTGCTATATCAGTAAAAACTTCAGCGAATTCATTCATGTATGCATCAGGATCATAGCTTTCAAAACATACCCTGCTAATATTGGAATTTGCCGCATCAAAATAATCACTATTAATATACTCTTTAAAAGCCTCAAATCTTCTCTTATGCTCATACTTATCTGATTCAGGAATCCTGATCACTACTTTGAGCCCATTACCGGATGGAGATGTGAATAGCATATAAACATAGGGACATTCTTTTAGCCTATTCCGTTCCTGGAGCTGCACCTTTTCATTAGGATATTTATCGAAATCTAAGATACATAATCCAGAATGAGATACTAGGCCATCATCCTTCCTCTCATTAAAGGTTCCGTTGAACATTATAGCCATCAGTTTATTCTTACTCTCAGAATCTCCTGCTCTAATTCTATTGATCTTAGCTATTATATCAGGATTCCCATTCTTTATCCTGTTATATACTTCATGTGCTGTTAGCTTGAATGGGGTTTCTTTAGAGCTATATAGGCTCCTAAATACACTTATAGTTGGGTTATACATAGAATACAAAGTTAAATAATGACACAATACGGACAACAAATGTCGATAATTTTTTTTTATCGTCATGGCTGTAACTAAATACAGGCTTACGTTTCAGAGATTTCATGACGATATGACGATAAATTTTCCAAAGTTTCAGATAAAAAGTAGTACATAATAAGGGAAGGGTATATAAGGAGATACTGGTTATCGTCATAACGACAGCATAAAAAAGGGAGCCGTAACTCCCTTAAATTATAACCCACATTATAATTATGATGGGATAAATATACGGCCAATTTCCTCACGTTGCATCAATTGTTCAATACTTGTCAACATCTTAGGAGAAAAAACACCGGTAATGGTGAGCCTTACCTCCTGATCATCCAGGTGCATTACCTTCACATCATAGCTGTTTACATCCTCTCTGCTGTGGCTAATAAGCTCAGGCAATGGATATACAGCTCTGAGGTAGTAAGGATCCTTTTTTTTCCACCAATATTCATGCTCTTTAATCCCGTGAATAACGCTTGCATGGTTTTTTCCAAACATCCTACCAATCATTGTGGTGGATAGGTGCCTGCGTTTGTGCAGGAAGTTGTACAGGAAAAAACGTTTAAAGGCTATCTCTGGGGTGCGTTTAGGTACATTCAATTGATACTCCTCAATGATATCAATTATATCCTGGTTAAGGTCTGTTGCTAGTTTAAATCTCTCTTCGTTCATTTTTGTTCTATAAAGTATTTATTAAATTGGTCCTTTTTTACTTGCATATTTAGGTGTATAAAAAGCTGAATGTATCTATATACTGTGCGTTCACTAGTTCCTAAGTACCTGGCCATGCTTCTCACTGGCCTGGGCTTTGCCTGTAGCATCTGTATGAGCCTAAGCACCCTGTATATTTTGTGTTGGTTCATAGCTTCTCGATCTTATAGCCCCATTCAATGTATGTATCATAGGTATCTAGATCATCCTTATCTTTATAATTAAAGTTTAACTGATACATATATCCATCCTCATCCATCCCCATGTAACACCAGGTGCCACCTTCAGGCTCCACGATATCTGGTAGCCACATTCTGTAGTATTCGATATAATTCATTGTAAAAAGTTTTTTAAACGTTCAAAAAAATCCACCTTCTCATATAGCCTACGGCCATCCTTTCCTGCTTCATATTCATCCACATCCAGGTTCCATTTAATCCAGTTTAGATCCTTCTCAATTTGACTCTTGCAATAGTTACTGTCCATTGATCTATTAATATATGCCTGGATATCTTTTATCTTATGATATTTTAAATCATTCATTAGCTGAATAATTAGATAACATCTCTTTAATTTATACGATGTCATACCTTCTCAATTATAAAATGTCCTAATCTATGGGTGCCTAATCTATAGAGCTCTCTGGCTTTCCAGTTGGCAAGGGCTTCTGTTGGGAAGTCGTAACTTTCTCTGAGGCTTCCGCCTGCGTAATATAACAATCTAAACATTGGTATTTGGTTTTTAAAATTTGCAAATATAATTCGATATTAAAAGAACCTCCCCTGTCATGGGGTAGGCTCTGCTTCCGCCACCATCTGGCCATCTCATATAAATTCATAATCCGCAGGTCCAGTGTTCATCCCACTCATGCACTCTTGAGCCATTGTCATAGCGGATACGTTCATCATAAATTAGCTCCTGGAGCCAATAGTATAGTCCTTCCATCTGTACATCATTTAAGGTATATTCATCACCTTCAGAGGTTACTGCTTCTATATCATATACTTTGAAGCTCTGATCTCTGTACATTCTGAATTTAAACTCACCTGAATAATCAAAAATTTCGAATTCAGCTTGAAATTCATTTCTTTCGCTGTCATCTGTTATATTGATCCACATATCGAAAAAATTAAAGAGTAATACATTACGGCTGTCATGCCGACTAACACAATAAAGCTAAGCAAGCTGTTTACATAGGGGTCTTTCATAATCATTTGTTTTTGGGTTAATACTGTACAAAGGTAATTAAAGTTTCATATATGCAAAACTTTATTGACAAATTTTTGCATTTTTTAACAAATTATTTTTGAAACCCTTGTAAAATAAAGGAATTAGCTAGAAAATATTTTTCTTTTTTCTGTAGATGTACTCCTGGTATTTGCCGAAAACCAATTGACTTAGCTTATTATAGCTGTTGCAGTCCTTACATTTTACCCAATGATGGACGGTGCCTGCTCTGGTTACTACCTTCTTATTGTATTGGTAATTAGTGCCTCCACATTCCACACATTCGTACTTATCCCCTCCATGCTGTACTGCATAATTGTGCTGAGGTAATGTATATGCCTGTATTTTATTATATACCTTCTCTAATACCTCCACATCCATCTTGCAATAGGCCACCATCTTATCCAGGGCCTGCTGATCTTTGCGGAAAACTATATCTTTCCACAGGTCAAGCCCTCCAGTTTCCATCTTAGCCCCTACGTTTAAAAACTTAGCAATATAATCTAGCTTATTTGAATTGAAATTAAAGTACTTTCTGGCCAGTTTAAGAGTATCAATGGTCTTAGGATGAGGCATAACATCAATGCCATGAATTAAGGCTCTTGTGCGTATCCATTTAAGGTCGAATCTATCCCCATTGTGCGCCACAATCTCATCAGCTTGAGCCAATAATTTGGTAAATTCTTTGAGCATGGCCTTATCGCTCTGACTCTTTGACCAGGTTAGGCTATGGATCTCCTCCTCACCTTCCCACTTATAACAAATGCAAATGATGGCCCTCTCATGGATTATATCCTGAGGGTTTATATTGATATTGTACCCTGTTCTCCAGAATACCCCAACATTGAATGATGTCTCAATGTCGTAAAACAATCTTTTTCTTATCATATTTTTCTCCAAAGGGCCAGCCTGTCTAGTAGGCCTCCCTGCAATAGGTACGGTATTATTAAACCTATGATTAAACCAACAACAAAAGGCCACCATCTGGTGCGGTACTTTACCTCCTTAGTTGCCTTAGCTATTTTTGCCTGCTCTCTTATTACCTTGACCTCTGTATCTCCTTTGATTTTTAATGTTTTCACCCTCTCACGGTACTCTATCCTGGTCTGCCATTTTGTTTTAGGTATCTCAACAGTTTTGAAATTTATTACCGTATCGCGATATGCGATATACTTCTCATATACAATGGTATCATTCTGAATAACAGGGAAGCTGTCCACCTTCAGCACCTGGATAGTATCACTACTTTGCTCAATTTTAAGCCCATTGGCCAGGGCTCGCTTGTAATGATACTGAGCTCTCTTAGGAGCTGAGCAGGATATCAATAATATTAAAGGTATCAGGTATCTCATATCTCAAGCAATGTATAACTGAAGCAATTGCCGTGAATCTTAGCAGCTTTCTTGCAGATGAACATGAAGGTTTCGAAATCCTTAACCCTCTTGAACACCTGGCACCCTTCGCTCCAGTTCTCTACCCATGTGCTATCTGTTCCTGCTTTGTGGATGTTTATACCAAATATGCCGGTATCTTTTCTTACCTCATCAAATTTTAAATCTTTGTTGCCATCCCTCCATACAGTAACCTCTCCGAGCCTCTGGCATAGTGCATCATATTTACCCTGGTGTTTGTCAATCATCCACGTTGCTCTGTATTGACCAGGAACCAATCTAGCCACGCCTTTGGCATTATGAAACTGCTGTACTCCCTTTTTACCCGGGTCCGTGGTTGCGTTCCAACAGAAAAAATTCCAGTTACCTAGGCTATCTTTATAGGTTATGGTAATATAATCATCAAATACATTCGTAACCTTATCAGCTATGGATGGAGCATTGTTGCGGATGCCTACTATATTGACATCATACCCCTTATTAGCCGTATCCTCAAACCATTTATATCCTTTCTCCTTAACTATTCGCTCGATCTGTTCTCTTGTGTACATATCTCATCTGTATTATTCTTAATCTCCTTCACTCTATTGAATAGCCTCTTAGCACTATCCCATAGATCTAGGCCTCTCACTGCCTTATAGTTTTCATTGATGCTGATCACCTCAATGGATACCAGGATCAATGCCACTATTTTAGTAAGGAGTAAATCTATTGAAAAAAATTTAATAATAATAGCATTTAGGATGAAATAATCAATGAGATAAAATAAAATAACAGTTATCTCATAGAGTGCCATCTTACTAGCAATCGATGAAAATAATCTACTACTGAATGGCACCTTGTTTTTTCTACTCTTCCAGATGCCTGTGATGGTATCTAATGAAATAGCAAAACCAATTAAAAATAATAGCCCCCATATAGGCATGAAAAATGTCATAATAGTACCTATTAGTGCTGCCCAATGGAGCTCTATTGATTGTAATAATATGCTGAGCTGTGCCCTCACAGAATTAAGATGCTGTTATTGTAGCCATTCTCTCGGAAGTTACCACATAATCCTGTGCAGGTTGTGGTCCATTCGTTGATGCATGAGCAATGATTGAACATTGGCCGTAGGTCTGTATCAGTATTCGCAGCAGATGTAAAGATCGGGAATAGTGCCTTGTTAGCCAGGAGCCATCTGATAAGACGTTGCTCAAAAAAACTAGCCTTCTGAGCATAGTGCTCCATGCCAAAGGCTACTTCTGACCTCGATACACTAGCAGAATAATCACCGTTTTGAGTTTGTAGGCCTTTATTTTTTAATTGGTAGGTCAATCCGAAAACAGCATCCTCTGCTGATCTCCATGCAATTACAGGCTGAATAAATTCTACTAGGTCAATCTCATCATTGGTCAAGGTTTGTGCGTTGTATGCCGCTAGTAGATGGTTGTAGAATACAGTTCCCAGGATAGGCTGTATCCTTAATGCCGATTGCGTAGCAATGTATGGAGTAACATCTGTTACATCCACGTTTGCCGTTATCGGGGTATTTGTCTTTAAATAATTCTCGGTAATAAAATATAACATTATACAATGGGTTGTGCTGTTGCATTGGCAACGGCTTGTGTTACATCTCCTCCCTCTATTGGCGGTAAGGATGCCAGAGCTCGTATCTCGTTAATGGTCATGGTTTCAAGTACCTTTGTAGCCACTAATGGGCTTAGGCTATTGAGTGCGTCATTGGTTTTGCTAGTATCCGCCTCCAGCTCAACAATGGTTTCATTAATGATCTGGAAGTTATTAATCGTAAATTCTGCAGGGATTCTAGCAATAGATATAAGCTCGTTAAATATTGTTGTAATCTGATTGCGGAGCTCCATTACCACGTTTTTCTCAAAGATAATGTAAGCCTGCTTAATATCCGAGCCATTACCCAGGGCTCCTGCCGTACGGATACCCATTAGGATAGGGTCAATGGTATGAGCAAAGCAAATCTGTTCCGTGTTTAATTGTGATGCCTCCAGGAATAGCTTGTCATTGTTGTTATTTGGAAGGGCCTCTATCTTTGGGAGCTGGTCCTGGCTATTGGCAAAAAATGCCACGGCCTTACCAGCATTGGCTGCACCCTTGAGCCTGTCAATTGTTTCCTTAATCATGTGTTTCTCCTCCTCCGATTGTGGTCGTTTGGGGAACATCATGGCAAAGGATGGGAAAACGCTATTTTGAATGTTACTCTTTGCGAAATAGGAAAGATCACCACTCAGAAATGCAAAATTTAAAGCACTTGTATAGGTAGGTAGCGGATAGTAATCCTGACCCATCGATTTTATCTCATAGCAATAGAGCTGATATTCATCGGTACAGGTGATGTGGTAGGGTTTAATCTCTCGTATATCAATACGGGTGCTCCAGTCATCACATAGATAGTACATCTTTCTATCCCTAGATACCCTTACTTTTTCAGGGCTGATGTTTTCAATCTTAGTTAGCTTACGTTTTTTGTCAAAACATAATTTAAAATAGATACGATTGTGTAGTATTAGCTGTTTTGTGGTAGCCTTTACGATATGTTTTAAATTTATTTTTTTCTCGAAGGTATAAAGCTCTAATTTTTCCTGAGCTGTCATTTTATCGGTGTTCAATGCGAAGCCTCCACCAATAACAGCATTGGTTTTGTAATCCACAATGGCACCATGCAAAGGTGAGCTGTAATACATCTGGTTAAGTAGCTCTGGGTAAAGCCCATCCGTACCAAATCTTACCTCCTTATTGGTATCATACCTACCATTCACATAGGGTAGGGTTAAATTGCCACGGCCTACTGGAAGAAATGGAGTAGAAAATGATTGATACCCTTCGACTACTTCGGGTCCTTTTGATTTGCTTTTAAAGATGTCGTTATACCATGCCATATTAATCGTATATTGAGTTGCCTTGCGGACCACTTACTACCATTCTGCCCTCCTCAATAACTACGCCTGTAGTTTGCGCTATGGATAAGGGTAAAACAAAAGGTACATTGCTCTCATATACCTGGTATGTAAATTGGCCCTGGATCAATGAGATATCTGTAGGCTCATTGAGGCTAAATAAATTGTATCTTTCTGGATAGGCACTTGTATCAGGTGCCGTGAATAATTGCGGGGTGCTAGTTGTGTTCATCTCGTTGGTGAAAACAAATAAATAATGCGGGTTTGCAACCGTTGTAACCTCGGATAAGGTAAGCACGATTTGATTAACCACCCCCTGCTCTAGATAGATCATACCTATATT